CGACGACTTCATCGCTAGCCTCTGATTGATGCTCTGGTCACTGAAATTCACGTGACCCATTGACAACCAGTGAGACTCGATTCGCTCATAAAGAACGTTTCGAATCCCTTGCTGCACGTATTGCATGCAACATGGCTCAATTGCGATGATACGGGGTCCTTTCAACGTCTTCGGGACGGGGACAACCCTAACGGGCTGTTCCTCTTCCTGTGGTATTATCGCTAACTTTTCGAGCTCCTTGGCTGACTCCGGAATTCCCAATGGGAACAGGTTGCCAACCAAAGGAAAGTAAGGCTCGAGGCGATCATGCCACCGCTGCAAATTATATTTCTGGTTACCAGAAATCATCTCTGCAGTAGCCCCGGGTCCATGCTTAGGAATGCAGTCGTCAAGTCTTATTTGACTAACGAGTACACCCCATAGCATATCAGATACGCGAGTAAAATCGCTATAATCTGGTTCCGGGACAGAAGATTGTTCAAAGGATTGCTCTGTCGTGACGAAGGATTGTATTGCCTTTGCGACCCTTTGGTCGGTACAGGCAATTTCCACTTTCTTGAAAGTAAGGCAGATCTGCCTGATCCCTTCAATAATAGTAGAATCAAAATTACAATCCCGTCCAGAACTTGTTCTATCTGGATGCTCATAGTCACGAATCCTTCCCGTCTCCCTGTCAAAGATTTGACTGACCATACCTTGCAAAAATGCAGGGATTGATCGGGATTTAACCTTCTTAAAAGAAGGAAAATCCTTAGAGTCAATATACCCTCTTGCAAGACTTCTTTCGAAGTCCCTGCAAAAATTGGGTAAGGTTATCGTTAAAAACGATATACCTTCATCTTTGACCCGTGATCTCAAAGTTTCGAGGTCACGTAAATCGGAGACATCAGCGATGCACTTGGCCGCGGCGTCTCTATAGACGCGTTCGGCCAACTCTAGACAGTCAGTTACCTGGCTTTTCACAGTTACCTCCTATCGGGGGCCAACTTGTCCAGCCATCGTAACTTTCGATGCGAGTGCCATATCTGGCACACGCCAAACAGACACCCACCGCAACTAAACAGGTCGAAACCTATCCAGCCAACGTTGTATCGGTTTTAAACCGCCTTCAACGTCTTCGACGCAAGAACACCCTCAGTTGAGTGAACTTCGGCTCGGACAAATCCGGGCCGATTTTCCTCTAACCCTAAATGAAGCGTAATTTCTTCGCCATCATTCAGGCTATCTAATATCGCGGGTAAAACCGCGGTAAGGATAGTGAGAAGTTTTATCCAAGAGAATTTCTTCTTCTTGGGTACGAGTTGTGTTGACATAGTCAACGCTCCTTTCTTGTGTGTAGAGATAGTAAAGCCCAAATAAACCCCACAAAACATGATATTACTACCATGTCAGTGAGGATATAAATAAGCATTACGACTCCTGGCCGAAAAGTTTTGCGACCATTGCGGTGTTTTCCCAGCCAAAAAGGCCGGCAACAAGCTGTTCCACTTGTGCTTGAGTAAACCCATAATTGGGTCTATTAATCACAACATGGACCTCCAAAGTCTCATAATCGTTCACGTTAGTGACCGGGTCTGTGACGATGGCGCGCTGAGTGAGTTTGGCCAAGGAACGGATACGTCCGTCCTTCGCCTTTTGATGCGAGACGTCGAGAGCAAAGCTCTCGTCGGCAAGCATGTATTTTGCCGAAGTGCCATTCGAAATGACACGCGGCATCACTTTAGCGACAGCATTGACAGTGACTGTTTGTGGATCTGAAAGCATGATGGTTGACCTCCAAAGTTAAATGGACGGTTAATCGGACCAGCGGATACACGTGTCAATAGTGTAACCGTTTGCTAGGATCCGAATCGATAATACTCGGTGTCAGAGTCCACCCGCAGGTTTATTACCACGGGTGATTCCGAGAGCACCAAGTATGACTAATTGTCTTGGGGTAAGATTTTCCCAAGACAGGCTAAACCCAAATGGACTATTCGCACCCTTTCTCTCGTTTGTCCAGAGCTTACGCTCCCAAACAAGAGTCTTGGCGCCAGGATCTCGGAAAGGAAGAGTTTGTGAAAACTTCCAGACCGTTTCCTTGCGACAATTTAGGTACAAATAGTTAGCGGCGATTGAATCGACTGCAACGTCCGTAAGCCAATCAAAATGATCGGATACGTTCGTAAACCAGTCTATCAACCACGTCCAAGGAGTCGCTCTGTAGATGTTCGAGGGGGAAATCCTCATTCCATATATAGTCAGCATACGCTGAATTTGGAACCAGGACGAGTTATACTCGTTTAACCCCGTATCGAACTCAGGCCTGTAGAACGTAAACATCCCAGTGGCAGATACTTTGAGTCTTTCGATTCTCCGTAACTCCCAAGAGGGTGGAAACGTAAAGAAGTTAGCGTGCAAATTAGGTTCGACCAGTTGGCCGATCCCAGTCTGCAGCAAACGGTCGTCAACGGTAGGTTCGAATTTAATTCGAGGCTTGCCGTCTTCGCCCGCAACTACTACAGGTAAACCTACAAGGGTAGCCTTCCTTCTTACCGGTTTCGAGTTTTGAGAGGTAATCCTCTTCATAACTTCGGCCGAACCGTGATACAACGCGTAAAATTTGCGTAGGTCACTTAAGAAGGGAACCCATCCAAAGGAATGTTCGAGGAAGTAATCAGCAGCCACTTTAGGTGACATGAAAACTTCATTATTATCGAAATCTCCTTTAAGGATGTGAGTCCGTGCTTTTGCATCCCACCACTCATGGTGGAGTGCCTTTGCACGCTCTTTCAAGTTCGACAGCATGCGCGGGAGATCCCGCAATTCCGCTGTGAACACGAAGGCATTGGCTTGTTCAAGCCTGGGCCTGGACTTCGTCCAAGCTTGGCTACCATAGGCATCAAGTTCAGGGAACAAAAGAGAGTTGATATTCAGAAGTTGGTTGGCATTAGACATGTCAACTTCACCTCCGAAATTCACTTCTCCCGGAGGCCCAAAGCCTCCCACGTATTTCTCCCAAGCACCTGGATTTTCATCCAACTGCCTGAGATACGTGCCTACCCCCTGAATCCCGTAAGGGGATATTCGTTCAGCTCTCAGGATTTTCATCGGGCCTCCCGACAGATACGGTGGACCGGGATGTTTTTCATCCGCGATCAACGCGCATTCTGTAAACGGGAGGTTAAAGTTCTTGGTATACGTCGCATTTGGCGACGGATGCCAGCCCTTTATGTTCGTATTCCAAGGGTATTTTCTACCCAAGGTTTGAACACCTTTCACCTTAAGTGGAAGGACCCGAGTCCTGACGCGTGCGAATGTCGATGCCATAGCTTCTCCTCCATTTGGAAGGCAGCTCAGTGTCTAAAGGACACATGCAACCTGCAGAGTCTGCCCAGTAATTAGAGAGAACCATCGCTGATTCTCAAG